TTAAGGCGACCCGGTTGTAGTCGGCTCCCTTGCCGCCAGTTTGCTCTTAAACAAGTTTTTGCCAGACGTTCCAAAGTATAGGCGGACACCCACGTCTGCTGTTCCGCTGTTCCAGAGGTAAAAATCGTAAACCCGGATAACCTTGCCGGAAACAGCGCTGATTATTGTCGTGCCTCCAGCCGCCGACGGCGAATACGTCCCAGTGAACTGGTTTGCATCCTGCATTTTTTCCTCGGGCGTGAACTTGACCGGGTGAGGGTTCAAGAGGTTGTCAATGTTCCATGTTCCGCTTTTAATGGCGTAAACGTTGCCTATCGTGTTTGAGCCCGCCGGCAGGGCGTCAACAATGCTCACCCGCATTTTGTCAGTGCCGACGGAACCTAAAGCGTTTTTAATCGCCGACAATGTGGCTTCAGAAGCTCTTGTGGACAATGCGACATCCAGGTTTGACGGGTTGGGCAAGCTTTCGAGCAAAACCTTGAGCCTGTTTGAGGAGTCAAACGTCAGCTTGTCTGTTTGGGCTTTAATGCCGCTTAACGTTGACTCGCTTGCACGCGTTGAAAGCGCCACGTCAAGGTTGGATGGGTTTGGCAAAACTGAAAGCCAGTCGCCTTTCGTGACGGGTAGGCTTAAAACGTCTGTTTGCACGTGTCTGTCCGCGTCAACCAAGGCTCTTGTGGGCGTGTCGCTCGCGTTTGAGAAGCCTTTCTCGGCGAGCGTGACGCTTATGGAAGGCATTGTTAGGACGTCAACTTGGACATGTCTATCCGAGTCCACGAGGGCTTTCTGCGGAGTTCCATTAGCGTCCGCGAAGCTTTCAGTCGCCGTGACATTGACCTGTCCCTCCATCAGGGCGACTTTCAAGTTTCCCTGCTGTGTTAGGCTGGCCGGAAGCTGATCTGAAACGATTTTGACTGTTTCGCCCGGCTTGGTTTTGACCGGCAGGGTTGTAATCATTTCGGCTGCCATTTTTAAGCCTCCTTAAGCTGGACTGTGAAGTAGCGTATGTTCTGCCCGCCCACAAGCCTCATCTCCATTTCCACTCTTAGGATGTGGCAGGGCGTCGAGGTGAGCTGGTAGCGGTCGCCTTCACTCACGGCGAAGGTGACGGTCGCGTTCTGCTGCATCCTATCCTCCAGGTATTTTGCGGCGCTGTTACTCCACGCTACGTCCTTTTCCACGCACCTAAGGGTCCAGACGCGTTTAACCCCGTAGATGAAGCGTTTGACGGTTAGCTGCTGGTTTTCCCAGGCGTTCCACTCGGACGCTATGGGTAGGGCGGTTTCGGCGAACTCCACCACGTTCAGCGACAGGAAATCCACCTGGAAGGTCATCTGGTCACCTCACGTCCACGGCTATCACGCTTATGCAGCCGCCGTATCCGCCGACAAACAAGCCCACGTTTTTGACTTCAACGCTTTCGAAAGTGTAGTTCCACGGGAGAATGCCTGTCCCGCTCGCCGTGCTATAGTAGTCTGTGGAGTCTCCGAAGCTGATGAAGCGGGGCCAGCCGAGCTTAACGGTTTTGGTCGCGTCCGCCGTGAGGGGTTCCATGACAAGGTAAAGGGTTGAGCCCTGTGGGAAATCCAGGGTCAGCGGCTGATGGGAGTCTATGAGTATCCATGGACACATGACAATGTTTAGGACAACCCTCGCGGTTTGGGTTGTCGTAAACCTGTTTGTGGCTTTGACTTCAAGGGTATAAGTCCGATTAGTGTCCATGGCGAAGAAAGTCCGCCCAAAGCATCCCTCGCTGTAGGAGGGGTTCGTGTAGATGGCGATGTAGTCGGTCTGGCGCTCCATCCACGGAAGCCCAACTCCGTCGAGGTAAATCTTGAAGTTCATCACGTCCGAGGTCATTTCCGACTCGCCTGGGTTGACTAGGTAGCTTCCACGCTTGTCCACCATCTCGCAGTAGGCTGTGACTATGCAGGCGTATTGCTTTATCATCCCCGCCGGCGTCCTCCTGCCGTAGAGGGGGCCCAGGTCGAGGGACAGGACGGTTGCGGTCTGCCCGGACCCCACGCTCACAGAGTTGGCGGCCTCTTGGCCCGAAAGGTCCGGAAATTCGAGGTTGAAGAATGAGAACTCGGATATGTTCACGACTTCGTTGTTGTTTGGACTGTTGTAGACGGCGGTTTGGAGCGCGAAGCTGTGGTTTCCGGAGCCGAGATACATCAGCAGCCCCCGCTCGGCGCCCGGGCTGAACGGAAGCGTCTGATAGACGAGGATCGGGTTGGTGCCGTGCAGAAGCCTCAAGCTGCCCATGGCGTTGCTTCCGCTGCTGTATCCCTTGAACTTCGCGTAGACAAGCGTGGGGGTGGCGATGTTCAAGGTTGTGGTTTTCCTGGTTGTCCAGTCGTGCGCTGTTGGGCTCGTGTATAGCGCAGTGTCCTTGTAAAGGGGTCCCTCGCTTTTAACGTGTCTAACCATTTCGCTCAGCAACATTAGAACATGACACCTCCAAACACGCGGATCCGCTTGGTAGGCGCAGCTGCAGACGTGGCTTCAATGAGCGTGGTTTTCAAGGCTTCCTTCACCTTCTCCACGGCCAACTCAACCGTCCGCCTGTCCGCCGAACCCTCAACGTTGACAAGCGGAGCCGTTATGGTGACTGTTACGGGCGCAGGGGCTGGCGGAGGCATAGGCGGAGCCCCAACCGGGACGGCAGCCCCCGCGCGGACCCCGCCCAAGGCCAAAGCCGCGGGCTTCCCGATTTCGGCGACAAAACCTTTAACGCTTTCAACACCCTTGCTCATGCTCTCCTTGACAGCGCTAACCCACTTGCCGAGGTCTTTTATGCTTGATTCGACGGCGTTGTGGATGGCGTGGGCGAAACAAATGCTTGTTATGAAGTTCCAGACGGCTTGCCCAGCCTGGCTTAGGGCGCTCCCCGCCTGGCTTGCGAAGTTGCTGAGGGCGTTGCCGGCTGCTTTGGCCGCTCCGCCCACGGTGTCCTGGATGCCCTTCCAGGCGTTTGCAACGGCGTTCCAAGCGTTTTGGGCTGCGCTGCAGATGTTGTTCCATATCGAGCCGAGGGTGTCTTCAAGCCAGCGGAAGGCGTTTACAACGGCGTCGCAGAACCCTCTAATGGTGTCTATGAGGGGCGCGACAACGCTGTTCCATACGCCCACAATGCCTTTACATAGGTTTGTCCAGAGGCTTCCGCCTATAAGCCAGCCGAAAAGCCACTTGAAAGCGTTGTAAACGGATTCACAGAACCATTTAACCGCATCCACAACGGGCTTCACAAGGGTGTCCCAAGCCCAGCCAATCCCCTTACACACGGCGTTCCAAACTTCGCCAAGCTTCTGGGCCACATTCATCCAGAACTGCAGGTTCGCTATGAGCACCATGCGGATGAAGTCCACAATAGGCCGGATGTATTTGTCCCAAAAGCCGCTTATAGCCGAGCAAATGCCGCCCCACATGTCGCCCAAAACCTTAAAGACGTTCATCCACAGCCGAATGTTAGCGACCAAGACGGAAACTATGAAGTCTCCAATGGGCTTGATGTAAGTATTCCAGAAGCCGCTTATGGCCGAGCAGACGCTGCTCCAAACGTCGCCGAGGGCCTTGAAGATATTCATCCACCCCTGGATGCCGGCAATTATAACGCCGGCGATGAAATCTGCAATGGGCTTGATGTATGTGTTCCAAAAGCCGCTTATAGCCGAGCAGACACCATTCCAAACGTCGCCCAAAGCTTTGAAAGCCGCTGACCACATGTTTATGTTTGCAACTAAAACACCGGCTATGAAGTCAGCCAGAGGCTTCAAGACGTTGTTCCAGAACCAATTTAAACTGTCACAGAAGGCTTTTGTAACGTCATCCCAATGTTTGATCAGGTAGGCGATTGTTGTTATCGGGCCAAAAAGGGCCGCGAGAATAGGATTGTTTGTTATTACATCCCACAATGTTTTAAGCGTGCCAATGAAAGGCGAGATAACGTTGTTCCAAAGCCATGTTAAAGCCCCGCAGATGGCGTCTATGGCCGGCTTGAGGAAGTTGTAGAGGGCTTGGCCGATCGCGTTGACCGCGTTCCTGAAGGGCTCGCAGGTCTGGTAGGCCGTGATCAAGGCGCCGACGAGCAGCCCGATGGCCATTATGGCTGCCATGATTGGGTTGGCGGCCAAAAAGGCGGTTACCTTGTTAACCATGTCGATGGCTGCGTGGAAGCTCTGGAAGGCTTTGACGCCGCTGTCGATCATGGTTATTACCGTCGGGACAACGGAGAGGGCGAACTGCATCACAGTCTGGTTCACGTTGTTCTGCATGATTTGAGCCCTTTCAGCTGCAAGCTGGTATCTTTCCTGGGCGAGGGCGAGGTTTTTAGCTGCTTCTTGGGCTTTCTCGCTTTCAGGGCCGTATTTGGCCACAGCCTCGTTGTATTTCCGTTGAGCTTCCTCGAGGGCTTTTTGGGCTACTTCAAGCTGGTAGGAGGCTCTCGAAGCAGCATATTGCGCCTTCTCAATCCTGTCTAAGCCCATGTAGAGGTTGAAGCCTGCTGTCAGAACCCCGCTGAAGCCCGTGACCAGGTTTCGGGCTGAAGCGGCGGCGCTTTCCTGGGCTTTGGCTACCCGCTCGTTGGCCTCTTCGACGCGTCCCATGGCTTCCGCTGTCTGGTCGCCTAGTTCGCGGACGGCAGCCAAGGCTTCGTCAACCTTGGCTGTTATGCGCATTTCAAGCTCTTGGCTCATCTACCTGCCCCTTCTCCGGCTGTAGAACCAGTTAAGCCAGGAAACGAGGAACTGGAACTGGAAGGGTGTGAGGGTGCCTATGTATTCAAGCGGGTAGCCGTATTCGTGGGCGATTAGGCCTATGTGCTGGGCGTTAACATTGGCTCTAACCCAGTCTTCGACGTCCTGCCAACTGTAAAACCCATGTCCCTGCTTAAGGCTGTCATCAGTTTAGCTGCGACTTCCAACGGTAGGGCTTTGACGTCCTCGAGGGTTAAGTCCTTGTTCGCCTTGCGTAGCATCAGCCAAAGAGTCATAACACCCCGCTCTTCAGGAGTCCCGCACTTGCCGAGCTCAATGCTGTCCGCCAACGTTAAGACTCCGTATTCGACAACGCCCAAGCCTTCAACTTCAACCCTGCGAATCTCCCTGCTGCTTTGAATTAAGGCTTTGACGTCGAATTTGGCGGCCTTCGCAGCCTTCTCTTGCTCGTATTGCTCAAGCTTTTTGGCGTATTCCTCCACTTTCCCACTCAAAGCGAATCACCTCCCTTCTCCAGTGACTTTTCTTTCGGCAAGCTTCCGCCTAATTCGTTCAAGCTTGCTTTTTCCCGGCCTCATTTAGAGTCTCCCCTAAACGTGGTTTTAATGCCAAAAACAGGCGGGTTACCGGGTTCTGAACCCGGTGGGACTTTGACAAGCTTCAGCTTTTTCGCAGAAACAGTTTGGTAGACTATTTTCAATTTTTTACATTCCTGCGTGATCAGCAGCTGAAGCTTCTCGATTTCCCTCAGCGGTCCAACGGCTATTAAACCAAAGTTTAGTATCACGTCTTTGTTGCGTTCCAAATTTTCCATAAATTTTCCCTCCAATCAAGGTTTCAAGCAGACTGAAAATTGGGATTCTATGCTTGCGTCTCAAACACTATGTTGTCGCCTTCGCCTTCAAGGCTTTCGGCTATCACGCCGTCCTGCTCTATGCTTTGCTCCCAGCTATTTAACATGACGTTTCTAAGCGTTATTAGCGGTTTGCCGGATCCCCATCCGTCCGGAGCTATCATGATGTCGAACTTTTCGCCGGCGAGGATTTTGTTGGCGAACTTGCTGCTCACATACAGCAGGTCAATGCTAACCTTGAAGGTTTTGTTTCCGCTTGAAAGGACAGCGGGCTTATCGCTTCCAAACACGTATTCCTTGATCAAGTCCACGTCAACGCTTGCGCTGACTGTTTTAGCGTAGCCTATGAGAAGCCTCTCCGTCATGCCCGAGAAAGTCGCGGATCCAGATGTTGAACCGCTTGTCGCCCTCACTCCGAACCGGAAACTGTAAGCGTTGTCCGGCGCCGTGTATTCGTCGGTTCTCGTGGCGACGGTGTTAGGCGTCAAGTTCACAGTGTTTCTGCTCAGCTCGGAGCCGGCGCTGTTCAGCCAGCTGAAAACTGCCTGCAGGGCGGTTATGTTGGCGTTGCTGGAGTATGTATATGTGACTCGGGCTGTTTCTCCTGGGTCGACGCGCTCAGCCGGCGTGAACGCTTCGCTTGTGCTGTTTGGGGGCGGCGAAACGCTGATCGTTAAAGGGTAAAGTGTCCGGTAAAGCAGCGCGTTTCTGCCTAGAATCGGCATTGGAGATCACGCTCCTAAAGGTTAGGGCTGTCACTGTGTGCCCCAAGTGATGTTGGTTCCTTCGCCCTCAATGCTTTCCATTACCACGCCGTCTTGCTCGATGCTCAGCTCCCAGCTTGTGAAGACAACGTTGCTTAAAGTTATCTTCGGCTTACCTGTGCCTGTCCCTTCGGGGCGGATTTCGATTGTCACGGCGGACCCGTTGAGGAGGTCGTTGGCGTATGTGCCGTCCACGTATGCTCTTTCAATGCTAACCTTGAAGCTCTTGTTTCCGCTGGCGAGAAACGCCGGCTTGTCCGGGCTTGACCCGCTGATGTAGTATTCCTTGATCAGGTCCACGTCTATGCTGACGCTGACGCTTGTGCAGTATCCAATTTCAGTTGCTCCCTTATAGATCGAGGCGCTTCTACCCAGTATCGGCATTCACACTCACCTCGCTTGCGGGCCACCCGCTTGTGATGGCCCTTTACAAGCTTTCCCAAGCCTTGCTGATGGCTTCCTGCATGGCGAAAGTTAGGAGAGGCATGCACTCGTTTATCGCCCGGGTTAGGAAATACCTGGGCGCAATATAGCGGGTTCCAAACTCCTGGAATATGGCGTAATAGACGTAGGCGCCGACGCGGAGAACCAGGTCGCGGGTTATCGTGTGGTATATGCTTGCCCGAAGGGCTCCAGTGCGGACAGGCGCGTAGGCCCTCGCGCGGACAACTATCTGCTGGCCTATTTCGCCCAAAACCTCGGCAAACCTGTCCCTCAGACTTTCGCTCATCTGCTTGAGGGCTTCGGCGAAAGCCTCAACTTCTGAAGGGTCAATTTGGATTTTAACAGTCACGCCAAGCTCACCATTTTAACCTGAAGGCTTAGCCGAACCAAATCCGGGCTCTCGTTCTTGTTGAACTCTCGGGTGATGTCCGCGAAGCCGAAACCGCTCGGCGTAGACGCTTTCAAAATGCGGTAAACCTCGCCGCGCATGTTTTCCCTCACGGCGACCGCGCTGCCCACGGACGTTGAAACCTTGACGAGGATGTCAACCATAACGTTCTGTTCAGCCAGCAAAACGCCTTTAGCCAACACTCGAACGTTTGCAGCAGTCATAGGCGCATAACAGGCCACAACATAGTTTTTGCCCATCTTCGTGAAGTCTATGGCTTCAACCTTGCTTTTAGCCCAATAAATGTCCGCCTTAGAGGGGCTGGTAAGGCTCCAGTTGTCCTGTAAATGCTGGCATAAAACTTCAGCTGCGTCCGCCATCAGCTACTACACGGCTCCACTTCATAATATTCGGCGAGCTTCTCAATGTCCACGCCCGGATCCAAAATTGTTATTCGCCCGTTAAGCTTCAACTTCACATAATTCTTGAACGTCATGGACTAATCAGCCCGCCCCTATATTTCGGAACCTCTTCAGCAGCCGCTGCCTCCGCAGCCTTAACCGGCGTTGTCAAGTTTACTAGCTGGCGGACGAAATCCTCCTGGAAGCCTTTGATTGTCCGCTCAATGGCTTCGGCGTATGGACCAGCTCTCGCAACACGCAAATCGCCCAGGAAGTAGTCGAAGGCGCCTATCATGGCTCCGCCAGACGAAACCACGAGAACACGCATGCAAGCCAAATCCAAAGCCGCCATCTTCGCAACCGGATATTTCGGATCGTCTGTGGTCAAGTCTCTTCCGAGAAGCGCGTTTATGTAGGTGTTTGCGAAGTCCACGTGGGCTTGGACGCTTGTCTCGGCGATCGTTAAGCCGTAAACCGTGTAAACCTTGTTTACGCTGTCATACGTCATGTTTAAGGCTGCTTGAACATCAGACGCGGATACATATTGCACGGTCATGTTAATCCCAGAACCACAGGCTCAAAAATTGGATTATAAACGCGAGGACTATCACGCCATACATTATGTCGCGGGCAAGCCAAATGTCAACGCTTGGAAGCATGTAGAAGGGCCAGTCAAACGTTTTAAACCCCAACGAGAGCCGGATCTCCACGATTTCAAGCTGCCAAAGCCCCGCGACAAGCATGAAAACGCTTAGGGCTATACAGCAAATGTTCTTTAAATGTTTAAGGCGTCTTAAACGCATAAGCCCAGCACCAATCCGATTATGAAGCCGAAACTCCACTCGCGAAGCTCATGGAACATTTCATCGCGGATTTTCGACTCTTCAACAAACTCGTAAAGGAAAAACTGGGCGTAGAGAAAAAGGGAGACTGCTAAGCCAAGCCACCCTTTAGGGGCTAGGAAGCCCGCCGCCAAGCCATGTAAAATGTGGCAGAGGATGGAAAGTTTACTCATGGCTTTCGAGCCAGTCGCTGTATTCGACGGCTGTCCCGGCTACCACGGAAGCGCCAAAGATTATAGCTGCCCATGTTGCTGGAGACCATGGCAATGGAGTCAATTGGTTGATCGCGGAAGCCAGCAGGTATATGCCTGAGCCGAACACGAGGCCGATCACGCTTCCGTAGATCAACCCCTTCATTAGGCGGAACAGCACACGTTTAGGCTTCTTGCCGTTTTCAGACATGTTTTAACTCACCTCTTTTGTTCCGCCAGCCCCGCAGACGTGAGCTGGCTCTGGAACAGAAAAACAAAGAGGGGAACTGGAAAAGATGGGAAATTGTTAGGCTGTTTAGCTTGTCGCCAAACCTGTAACCTTTACGATTGCTTCACCGTAAGTGACTACAGGCGCATACCTTGTTGAAAGCACCACTTCAACAGCGTCAAACTCCTTCTTGATCTCCACGTCGGTTGTCAGCGGCCTCTTTATTTCGCTGGTGCAAGGGTTAACCAGCTATGCTTAAACCCTTGGCACCATTTACGAAGAAGCCCAATGGGGCGTAGGCCGCTGACGCGTTTTGGCCTGTGCTGAGGATGTAGGCTGTTCCTGCCGGTATGACTGGGCTGACGTAAACGTTCATGCCGTAGATTGTGCCTACGGCGCCTGTTTGGATGACTTCCTCGCCGTAGTAGGCGTATAGCGAGAACTGTGGCAGGTAGTAGACGTCTCTAGCGTTTATCGGGTTCAATAGGATTGTGTCGGGTATCAAGCCGTAGCTTTCAATTGTGGCTTTAGCTGCCAGAATGTCTTTTGTTCCAAGCCCGCCTGTTATCGTGAACTCTGTGCCCGTTGCCGAGAGGCTTTTGCCCGTTGCGGTGATAGTGTTTCCAGCAGCTGTGTCTATGACTGTTTGGCAGTCCTTATCGATGGTATAAGCCATACGCCTTGCTAATCGGCGCAGCTGGTCCTCGATGACGGGTATGTATAGGTCTTCGATTGCTTCTCGGGTTATCCTTTCCCTGAGGCCTTTCTTGTATGGTGTGACTGTTATGTATGTGTATGGCGTGTAGTCCATTGGGAACTCTGTGCCCTCGGCGACCTCGGTGATCGCTGCAGCCCTTGAGCCAGACTGCTTAACGAAAGTTGCTGTTTTGCCCGCTACCAATGGGAATTCTGGGAACAGGCGTTTTACTACGAGGGCGGGCATGGTTAGCTCGATTATCTTCTTGTGTAGGGCTGGATAGGCTATTGCGCCCGTGTCAACCCAGGTGAAAGCGTCACGGAACATAGCCATAGCCAATCACCCCTTCTAATACACGTGCGGGTTAACAGCCACCAGTATCACGTCGCCAGCAGCTGATGCGGCTTCCAAGGCATAGCCTAAAGCCCTGTTTCCAGCAGTAGAAACCGCCACAGCCCTTGCCGAAGCGTCTGAGCCGACAACGGCGCCGGCTGAGACTGCTCCGCCGGCGGTCACGTAAACTATTGGGCAGCCCATGATGACGGGAACCTTTGAGCCTGCAGAGGCGCTTCCAACAGCAACGCCTATAACTGCGTCCGTTGCACCAGCAGCGGGGCCAACAGTCATTGAACCCGTCACTTTGACAAGCTGGCCTTTCGTTACGGCTGCGCTTGCAGTGAAGGTCACTATTTGACCGGGCAGGCTGAAAATGTTTCCAGCGACACGAGCTTCAAAAGACATGGCAAATCACCCCTCTACTGGAAGCCTACAAGCTTGCGGTGAGCCTTCAAAAGGTCTTTGAACCAGTCGTAGTTCGCCAAAACATCCTTTTCGAGGACGTCAACGGCTACAATGCCTTTTCCAGCAGAGCCTTTCTTTTTAGCCTCGCTGACAGGGGTCGGCGCTTTAACCTCTTCAGCCTCTTCCGCTTCCTCAGCTTCCTCTGCCTCTTCAGCCTCTTCGCCCTTCTTGGCTTCAAGCTCGCTTAAGCGCTTAGACAACTCACTCAGCTTTTTGCTGAGGGTTGCCTTCTTAACACGCTTGGCGAGTTCAGCCTCAAGGGCGCGAACTTTAGCCTCCAAAGCCTCGATTGCTTCCTCGCTGGTTTCGCCCTTAATCTGCTCCATGAGTTTTTCAAGCTGCTTCATGAAGTCCTCGTATTCCACCTGCTTTGGCGAAGTTTCGCCTGGTGCAACGTTGACTGTTGCCTGAGCCACTTGCGGTGAAGCCTTCTGCTCCGCGTTAACGGACATGGGCTTCACCTCACCCGCTTTTTGAACAGTTTTTGTTTCGGGTTCTTGCAGCCCAGCGGGCTTAGAACCCACATTATCATCCGGTGAAACGGATGACTGTGAAGGAGAAGGCTCCAAAACACCCGATTTGGTTAAAGACTCAATTATTGCGCCCCATTGAGCCTCGTTCATAGCTGCATAGAAGCCCAGAGGCTGAAAGCTTGTGTTCTCGTAGGCTGGGCTTGCAACAATGCTTAATTCGCGCACTTTTGGCTTTCGGACAACTTCCCATGCACCCGGGCAAAGGTGGACAAGCCTGCCCTCTTTGCGTGTGGGACGCTTACACTTTGAACATTCAACCTCGTCGCTGTCAACTTGAATACTAACATGCGTAACGTAGCCCCGTATGATTTTGTCAATCAAACGCTCGTCTCCAACTTCAGCCCTGAACAATACACGGTCTCCGTCAAGGCTTGCGTCGACAACCTTGCCGACAACCATAAGCGCTGATTCAGCGTGGTCAACGCGGAGCTGGGCGCCTTTCAAAGTTTCAACGATATATTCAAGGTCTTCTCTTGGCACCTGCCACTTGTTTTTGTTAACGCTTGTGTCAATGGCTACGCCTTCGATTACCACAAGCTGCTCTTTAATTGGAAACTGGGCTTCCTTCTGGTCGGCGCTCTGAACTGCCTTAAAAGGCACATAATACCTGAGCTGCATGCTCTTTCACCCTAAATTAAGCCGAGAATCTTCAAACGGCGAAGCTTGCGCCTTTTCTTCTGGTTTCTGCCCATGTTTCACTCCACGATCGCTGGAAACACGGCGCCTGGATACTTCCGCCTCAAGTAGGCTTCACGCCAAGCAGCGAACGCCTGCCAGTCTTCAAGCATGCTTTTCTTCTCCTCTTGCGGGGTGTAGCCTTCGCATTTAATGCCAAGCTTGTTGACCTCGCAGGGCTGATGCGGAATCTTCAGCTCCTTGTAGTGGCGTAGAAGGTGCGCGTGGGCTTTTTCAACGGCCTCTTTTTTAGGCATGTTTTTTGGCTTGATGTGTGTTACGCGAGCCATAGCGTTGCGCAAGTGAGGCAGGTCAATGCTTCCGTCGGGCTTATGGTGCGGCAGATGCCTCAACGTCCTCGGAACGGTTTTGCCTTCCTCGTCTTTTTCGCCGCCGGGCTCGATTAGGGCGAAGGCCGAGTCTGGAAGGTCGTTGATGTATTTGGTTGTCCACTTCGCAGCTTCAAAACTCATTCTTTTACACCTCGGATTATTTGATACCCGTGAAGTTTAGTCAATGCGGGAAATGTCCAGGTAAGCTTTCAAAAACCGCATGCGAAGCTCGTTCCAAGCTTTAAAGTCCAAAAGAAGCTGCAGCTCGCTTTTCAAATGCTTTTCAAGCCAATTTTTAACGCTTTCCTTGTCCTTGAACCGCGTCTTGTCGAAAATGTAGCTTTGGATCTCCCAGCGGTTTGTTCCTTTAACCCTTCCCAACGTAATCTTCACGCCTTGAGTGATGGGCTTAACCCTAAACTTGTCAAACTTATCCGGGTCTTGAACCCGGTAACGGAAAGTGTTAGTTGTCTCATCGATTCCCGGCATCTTTATTCCTCTTTGTTAACGTCAACAAGCTCAAGCCAGCAACGACAATGCGGATGCAAGTTGACTTTCCAAGAGTCTATCTCCTCATCCCACTGCTCGGCATACTCGAAATAGCGGGTTGGGTTTTCATCCGCCTCGCAGACAAACTCATGCCCGTCCAAGGCGGAACATTCATCGCAAACCTTCTCGTCCCGCATGGTCCGATAAGCGTAAACCCGCTGCTCGCCACGTTTAGGAAAGCCGAAAAACGCCATTAAATCACGCTCAACAATATTGAGCATTTATAAAGGAGATTGAGCAGGTTACGGCTTGACGCCGTTCCGTTTCAGAATGGCTTGAAGTTCTTCAGGCGTGGTTATTGGATACTCTTCTGGGAAGCCAAGCTGTGTTCGGGCTTCTTTGGGCAATATTATGCCTTTGTCAACAAGGTCGCCGAGGTATTTCGCCTTGTCTTGTATCGAGGGCTCCCAGATTGGTTTCCACTTAACCTTCGGGATTTCAACGCCCTCGCCGAACTCGTCCCTGATGAGCTGTTTGAACAAGACTGTTTCAAGCGTGTCGCCGATGATTTCCTGCATCATCCTTAAACGCGTTACATATTCTTGCATTATTATTTCCGCGGTTGCCCTGTTGGTTCCCTCTGAGTAGCCCAGGAAAATTTTTGGCACGCCTAAAACGGCTTCCCGTTGCCTTAGCAGATAGTCAAGCCAAAACGTTACGTTGACGTCTTTGGTTAGGCTTGGAACAACGTCAACTTCCACGTCTCCACGCACGAAAGACGTCTGTGGCCGGTTTTCGGTCCCGGAAGGCTTCAACAAGCTGTTGGAGTTGCGCATCCGTCCAAGGTCTCTCGGGCGTTCCAGCCTTAACCACGAGCATGGGTTTGGCGTAAGTGTGCACGATTACAGCCATGTCGTCTTCAAGCTGGTCAATTAAGGCTTGGATTTTTAAGAGCGGGCGGAGAAGGCTTGTCCCGTAAGCCGACTCATACCACCAGCTCTTTGCACCCCATTTGAAGTGGCATATTTCATCGCTTGCGAAGACCACAGGCGGAAAAGTCAAGAGCTGAATGTAGCCTAAAACCTGCCCGTAAGCGTCTCGGCGGACACGCATGTGGACTGGATCGAGCGCTTTAAGCCATTCAATTTTGCCCGTTTCCTCGTTTCTGCACATTTCAAGGTAGGCGTTTCCGAACACAAGCATGTCCGTCGCGATAATTCTCAAGGTTTCGAGGATGTTTTGCTCGTCAAGCCAGTTTGAAAGCCACTCTCGAACTTGGTCTTCTCCGCCTTCAAGCTCGAAGCCGTTGCTTATAGCTAAGTTAACGGTCACATCGATTGAGGCTTTGATGTAGGGCGTGAAAGTGTAAAGGTCTTTGTATTTGGGCAGGTCCTCGATTGGAACTGTTCCCCAGAGCCTTTCCCAGTAGGCTGTGTAGGGCGGGGTTACGAAGCCTGCGCCGCTGCCCTTCAACATGTATTTGGTTACGTAGCCCCATAGGACGTTGTCGGCTTTCCAGCTTACAGGCACCTCTTCTTCAATTTGGCGCCTGCTTATTTCGGGCGGGTAAAGCCTCTGAGCTGCAAAGGGCTTTTTAACGGCTTCCACGACTGCTTTCAAGCCTTTGCGAATTCGGTCCGCGACGAAACTCATGCGGAATCACCTTAATGGGGCAATAAAACGGCGCCTTTACCGGGGAGGGGCGACTGGACGGCTGCGTAAACGGCTAGAGCCGTCGCCCAGAACACGTCATCGTGGCTTCCCTCTGGATGGCTGAACCGTATGTGGCCTGTTTTCATAAGCTCAAACTTTTCAACGTTAAGCTCGGCGCACAAGTCAATGTCTTGACGTCTCCGAACAGGCTCATAGGGTATAAGAAACTCCTTCTGCCTCATCTTCTCGCGGAGAACAGTCGCCATGTCCTCTTTTGTTTGAACCGTGAACGTTACGCCTTGCACGTTTTGGATTCCGCTGTGCGCCATGTCCTCGACAATGTAGTTGCCGACGCCTGTAATGTCACTGTAAACGGCGCGAACAGTTTTCCAACGATCCTGAAGGCTTTTAACATAGCCGATCACGCTTGCATACTCCGTGTTCAACGGGAACCGGTGCACGTGGACAAGCTTCAAAATGTTGTTTGGAAACCTTTCGACAACAACGACAACGCTGTAGTCTTGTTGTTTGCCGAAGTCAACGCCTATGTAGAAGTCTCCTTGAGGCTGGTCGTGGAAGTCGTAGGGCTGAAGCTCAGCGTCAATGCATGAAGTGATAAGGCTTTGGGGCAGCCAAGCGTCAATGTCCTCCACGAACTTGCTTTCAAACTCGCGCTGGAAACGCTCTTCAGGAATGCTTAGACGCATTTCCTCGATGAACTCGCGTTTAACTAAGCCGGCTTTGACAACGTCTTCCCACGTGACAACATGCTGGCTGTATTCTGGGTTCATGCACATCTTGTAAAAGACGCTGTCGGTGCTCCAAGGCGTGCTTGAAACGATAAGCGTGCCGTCCGTCGTGCTCAGCATGGGCATGAGCACGTTGTAGAACACAAGCTCGTCGTCTCGGAAGAAGGCAGCCTCGTCGCATATAACTTGATGAGCCGTGTAGCCCCTCAAGAGGTTTGGGCTGTTTGGCAGCGCAACAATTCTTGAAGCGTTTTTGAAGCGGATAACTGTTCGCTGCAGCTTATCTATGATCGCTTTCCGCGAACTCGGCGGCAGGCCGGTTAAGAAGTCTTGAAGTTTGTCCGCCAAAATCATGCTTTGCCTAAGCGAAGGAGCCACTATAAGCGTCAATGTTCTCGGGTGTCTGAGGGCAAACCATATGGCCCTCAAGGCGAGGGTTGTTGTTTTGCCTGCTTGCCGGCTCCATCGGACGACAATCCGCTTGCTTTTGTCGCGGAGAAGCCTCGCCTGGTATTCTGTGGGCGTGAAGTTGAACCATTTTTGGCAGAAATCAACGGGGTCTTCGGGCACTTGGACTGGTTCTTTCTTTTTAAGTCTCCTCAGCTCCTCCAGCACATCTTTCAGTTTCTCTTTTTGCTTCTGCAATCAGCTTCTCAGCCTCCGCGAGAATCTCGTTTATTTCCCTTTCATCAAGGTCTTTTGCTATCTTCTCCATGGCGCCTGCGAGGTAGGCTGCTGTTTGAGCCCACTTCTGCCTTGCTTTAAGGCTTACCTTAACCTGTTTTCCGTCCACTATCTGTGTTTTTGTTTTCCCTCGGGCTATGTCGCTTGCCATTTGGAAAAGTGCTTCAAGCTCATCGAGTAGGTGTTCTCTGAGCTTTCGGGTGTCGAGTTTTATTTTGGTTTTTAGGGCAATAAAACGCTGAAGAATGTTGTTTTTAACAGGCTTTTTGGGCAATAAAACAACACTCACCCTAATTTTTCTGATAATATTGGAGGGTGAATGTGTATGTTGTTGCTGGTAGTCCCATGTATAGCTTGATCCGCTTCAGCCTCATGCTTCTATATGGGACGAGAATCCTTTTCTCTGGGACGTCAACGTGGATTCCGAGGATCCGCATGACGTCTAAGCCGAGTATAGGCGTGAAGCCTTTATCGTAAACAGCCCATGTGTAGAGCTTTCGACCTGCCAGCTCAATTAGGATGTAGGCTGCTTTAACATGCTTTGAGCTTCCATCAGCTAAGCCAACATCAACTGTTCCGCTTGCCTCTAAGTTAAGTTTCTCAGCCAGATCAGAGCTTATAGCGCAGCCTGTGGCTCCGGTGTCGACGAGAAACTCGACTTTTTCGGCTTTCTTTGGGTCAAGTGGGTTTGCTATTTTGGCTTCAACAAATATGTAGTCTTTGTCCTCAACCTGCCTAACATGCCACTTCCTTAAGCGGAACACCATAGAAATCACTTTAACAGGCTGTGGATGAAGTAGGCTGCAGCGGATATGGCTCCGCTTAAAATTGCCACGCTGAGGGCTTGGGTCGCCTGTAAGCCAGCCACGTAGCCTGAAACAAAGCCTATTGAAGCGTATGCCAAAGCCTTTTTTAGGCTTCTCTTCGCATAAAGCCCAAAGAACCTTCTACGCCTCGCGAGGCGTATGTATAGCCTTCTGAAAGCTTCCCCCGCCTCGGCTGTCAACGAGAACCTCACCCCTCTCAACGTCCGGGACAAGCCAGACGCTGAAGCCGTCAAAGTTCAGCAAGCCCAAAACGTCTCGGCGACTAAGCGTCGAGACAACCTCACCCCTAAGCCTGTCATAGTATGCGTGGCTGAAAATCACCCCGCGAACAACTCTCCTCTGAAGATTCAGCATGCTCCTTTTATGAGGCAT